GCGAACTTGAGCGTGTAGATTGCCAGAAAAGCCTCTATACGTTTCTTCAGAAGGGCTGGAGATACATTGATTCGTCTGAATTCACTGTTGGTTGGCCGATTGAAGCGGTTGCAGAGCATCTTCAAGCTGTTTCAGACGGTCAAATACGCCGTCTCATCATCAACATTCCGCCTCGCTGCGCGAAATCCTCACTAACAAGCGTTGCGTTCCCTGCATGGGTCTGGGCCAGAGCCGAAAGTGAGTGGAGTCCGACAGCCGGACCCGGCGTTCAGTTCCTCCACGCCTCCTATGCCCAGCAGCTTTCTTTGCGTGATTCGGTTAAATGCCGCCGTTTGATTGAAAGCCCGTGGTATCAGTCCCTCTGGGGCGAGCGTTTCAAGCTTACAGGCGACCAAAACACCAAGACGAGGTTTGATAATGACCGTAATGGCTCGCGCCTCTCAACGTCCGTTGGGTCTGCACTCACGGGTGAAGGCGGTTCTATCATCGTGGTGGACGATCCGAACGCTGCACAGGAAGCCTACTCGGAGGCCACCATTGCATCTACCATTGAATGGTGGGACTCGGCTCTCTCCACCCGTCTCAACGACCCCAAGACCGGCGCCTTCGTCATCATTCAGCAAAGATTGAGCGAACAGGACCTCACGGGCTACATCACAAGCAAAGATCAGGGCGAATGGACCCACCTCTGCTTGCCAATGCGCTATGAATGGCAGCGCCACAGCCATACTGTGCTGGGAATTGACCACGAAGGCTATGAATTGGTCTGGGATGACCCCCGTGGACTGGATGATGACGGCGATCCGCTGGTTGAAATCAATGAAGATGGCGAGCGTCTGCCCGCATATCCCGAAGCTCAGGTCATTTTGGAGGAGCGCGAAGGAGAATTGCTTTGGCCGGAACGCTTTGGCGAGACCGAAGTGGAGATTTTGGAGCGCCAAATGGGTCCTTGGACCGCTGCTGGCCAGCTTCAACAGCGCCCCGAGCCAAAAGGCGGTGGTGTCATCAAGCGTGAGTGGTGGCAGCCATGGAACTCAAACATTTACCCTATGATGGACCTAGTGGTGGCCTCTCTGGACACCGCTTATACGACTAAAAGCGAAAACGACCCGTCTGCCTTGACCATTTGGGGGGTATTTTCGGGCGATATTGTTGCCCAGAACATGAAACAGGTCGGCGGTGGGGCTGATCGCCGGTTCACGGAGAGCCATCCCCGCGTCATGATGATGTATGCTTGGCAGGGAAGGTATGAATTGCATGATCTGGTGGCGAAAGTCTCTCAGACATGCGCTGAAATGAAGGTGGACAGCCTCCTGATTGAAAATAAGGCTGCTGGTCACTCAGTAGCTCAGGAAATTCGCCGTCTTTATGGTCATGAGAAGTTTGGCGTTCAGCTTGTAGACCCCAAGGGGCAGGACAAACTGGCTCGGCTCTATTCAGTCCAGCACATTTTTGCGGAAGGTATGATTTATGCGCCCTATATGGCTTGGTCGGAAATGGTTATCACTCAAGTCGGTCAGTTCCCCAAAGGCAAGCACGACGATTTGGTGGATACCGTCTCTATGGCTATCCGGCATTTGCGCGATATTGGCGTTTTGGTGAGGGGGGCGGAATGGGCAGCCGATGCTGAAGAGCAGCTTCAGTTTAGGGGCAATAGCTTCGTCCCGCTTTACCCTATATAATCAGCGCACCTCCCCAAATAAGGTCAGGGAAATGTCTCAAGTTCTTGCTAGTGCCGTTGTTGATATACTCAAGCCAGCCACCCCTATCGGGTTGGGGAGCTTTCGCGTGGAGGTCTGGGGTAAAGAGCCTTACGACTATACTCGCGTCTATGAAATTCAAGCCAAATCCGATACACTTGCTGCCCAAGAGGGTATCAGGCGCTTTGTCGCGGAAATGGAAAAGCTGCCAGCCCAAGGGGAATAGACTATGCCGATGACACCGGGACTTGGGTTAAATTTGCGTCAGGATGGTCCGCAGGAGGACCAGCTTCCTGAGTCCGATGTCATGGTTGAGATCGTTGAAGACGGCCCCGACAATGTGAATACAGACGAGGATGGCAACATTCTCCGTATTGAGCATCCGGATGGCTCAATCACCGTGTCCTTGGACGGGAAGCCGATCAACGACAATCAAAGCAAGAAGGACCGCACAAGCTGGTTCCGCAATCTTGTTGACGAGATTGACGAGGCCGAACTTTCTCGCATCTCTGGTGATTTGATTAGGGGCATTGATGACGATATTCAATCTCGCAAAGATTGGATTGAAGATCGCGCTCAAGGCATCAAGCTGCTTGGTTTGAAGATTGAAATACCTGGTCTGCAAGGCGCATCAGATGGCGCCCCGATTGAGGGCATGAGCAAAGTCCGTCACCCGCTTCTTCTTGAAGCTGTGTTGCGCTTTCAAGCCAATGCCCGCTCTGAACTTTTGCCGACCGATGGCCCGGTTAAAATTCGCAACGACAGCACACGTGCTACGTTAGCTCAAGATCAGCTTGCCAACGCGCTTGAGCAAGACATGAATCACTACCTGACCAGCATCGCGACAGAGTATTATCCCGATACCGACCGCATGTTGCTCATGCTCGGCTTTGGCGGGACAAGCTTCAAGAAAGTTTACTTCTGCCCGCTGCGCAACCGTCCAGTGTCAGAAAGCGTTGATGCTGATGACTTGATCGTCAACAACGCAGCCACCGATCTCTCCAATGCAAAGCGCATTACGCATCGCTCGTATATGCGCCCGTCAACCGTTAAGCGTCTGCAAATTCTGGGCGTTTATCGCGACATTGCGTTGTCTGCTCCGGGTTTCATCAACCTTGATAGTGTTCAGCGCGAGAAAGCTTCGCAGCAAGGTATTGATGCAAGCTCGTTCAATCCAGAAGACCGTGATCGCGAGATCTACGAGTGCTATTGCGAGCTGAACATTCGCGGCTTTGAACACACTTGGAAGGGCAAAGATACGGGTCTGGAAATTCCGTATCGCGTAACGATTGACGTTTCGTCCAAGGAAATCCTGTCCATCGTTCGCAACTATGATGAGTTGACGGAAGAGCTTCCAGAAGCCCGTCAAAACTTCATCAAGTACACTTTTGTCCCTGGGATGGGCTTCTATGACATCGGACTTCTACACATTCTGGGCAACACAACTAACGCTATTACTGCTGCGTGGCGCGAGTTGCTTGATGCGGGCATGTATAACAATTTCCCCGGCTTCCTTATGGCCGACACTGGAGCGCGTCAGAATACAAATATCTTTCGCGTCCCTCCTGGCGGAGGCGCGCTTGTTAAAACTAATGGTATGCCAATCACGCAAGCAATCATGCCGCTCCCGTACAAGGAGCCATCTGGGGCATTGATGAACCTTGTCAGCCAGATTGCTGAAACAGGTATGCGTGTTGGCGGCACATCAGAAGTGATGGTGACTGAAGGCAAGCCGGACGCTCCGGTTGGCACTACACTGGCTATGATTGAGCAAACTCAGAAGGTTCTGAACTCGGTTCACAAGCGTCTGCACAATGCTCAGTCGCAAGAGTTTGCATTGGTTGCCCGTGAGTTTAAGGAGCATCCTGAGAGCTTTTGGCAGCGCAATCGCCGCCCTGCTTATCAGTGGGATGAGGATCAGTTCCTCAAGGCGCTGGAAGATTGCGATCTGGTCCCACAAGCCGATCCCAATACGTCTTCTCAGACACAGCGCCTGATGAAGGTGTTGGCTCTGAAGCAGTTGGTGGCGACGAACCCGTCACTCTATGACCCGATTGCGGTTGATACGGCGGCTCTACAAGCTCTTGGCTGGTCCAACCCGCAGCAGTTTATGATTCCGCAGAAGGCACAGGCCAACCCGCCGCCAGAACTCATCAAGGCTATGGCTGATATGCAGAATGATAAGATTTCTGCTGAAGCCCGCATGATGGATAGCCAGACACGCGCTCAGGAAACTGCTGCCAAGATCCAGTTGGATCAGGAGCGTTTGGCGATGGAACGTGATTCGCAACTTGGCGGTCAGGCTGACCCTGCCAAGATGATGGAATTGCAAATTCGCGAGCAGGAAATCCAGCAGCGCCAACAAGATGCGTTCTTGGATGCTGTGAACCGCAAGCGTGACCGCGAAAGCCGCGAGCGCCTTGCAGCCATGCGTATGGCGGAAGAACTTGCCCAGAACCCACAAGGTCTTGGCATCGTGAACCAGATTATTGACCCACAAATGCTCCAGCGGCTTGAATCAAATGAGCCTACTCTGGACGGGAAACAGACCGGAGAACTCTGATGGCTTACTCAATCCCTCTCATGGCCTTGGCTCGTGGCCTCTTGGCTCGGCAGGGTGTGCAAAATGTTATTCGTGGTCGCTCGGCGCTTCCGGCTTCCGCAGTCCGTGCGGCGTCTTCTCCGACAACGGCTGCAACAACTGCCGCAGTTGGCATCCCGACTGCGATTGCTATGCGTAATGATCTCCCAGAAGATAAGTTTATGGGTGTTCTGCCTCGCCGCGCCGAAGGTGACACCGGCGCAAGCACGCCGTTGCTGATGCCTCAGCGTGGGTATGAAGGTGATTCGCCCCGTGAGCGTATTGCTATGATGGCGGCGGCTGACGCTATCAACCGGCAGCGTGAGGCAGCCGACAGCGGCCTGCTAGACCGTGCAAACTTCCACGATGAAAACGCGGTTCCAAACCCGCAACGCTCTCTTCCAGCCGCCCGTATGCCGCTCCCTGTCCCCCGTCCAGCGGCGCTTGATTCCACCCCGCAGCAAAGCCTGTTGAGCCGCATTTTCTCAGGGCAGGATTATCAGTCCAGCAACGCCTT